GCGGGTCTCACCGCACCTCTCACCACTGGCCTCGGCCAGTCCAATACCTACACGTGGATTGAGGAGGGTTACCCCGCGTCGGCGGTTGCTGGCGCTGTAGGAATTTACGAGTACGAGGTGGGCCCCCTCAACCAGTTCAAGATCATCCTCAACGGCCAGGACCGCTTCAAGGAGCAGCTGGGCAAGTACTTCAACCAGTACCAGCCCTTCGTGTACCACTCTGGCTGCCCTTACCCCGGCATCTACGTGTACTCCTTCGCCCTGCAGCCCGAGGAGCACCAGCCCACCGGCACCTGCAACTTCTCGCGTATCGATAACGCCCAGGTGGCCGTGTCGATCAAGGCGGGCGGCGTCTCTGGCGCTGCTCCCCAGCAGAAGCTGTTCGCGGTGAACTACAACATCCTGCGAATTCAGAGCGGGATGGGGGGTTTAGCTTTTTCCAATTAAATGGGTGGACTGGCATTCATCAAAAAATTATGGGTGGTATCACCCCAAAACGGGCTTCGGCCTCAAGAACGTTCAAGGTTCTTGGAGTCGAAACTAATATTTGTAAGTACTAAATGACGCCACTGCTCATTCTCCTGATTGTGTTGGCTCTTGTGCTCCTCTATAAGAATGTGAGCCCTTATACCCAGCTGGTTCCTCACGATATGTATGCGTGGGCTCCAGGAGTCCCGCGGGCCATCCCAGTCGATCCCGCCACCCCGGGCCTCGACTGGCGCCTGCACCCTTCTATTCACTTCCGAGGAACTGACTAATGGGGCGGCATGAAACCAAACTCTCTGTACATCCCAGAGTACTGAAGGAATGGGTGGGCAATCATCCCAAAGAGAACCATACCGCTTCCAAAAGCGGATAGCTGCTGACTTGTGTTCCCTCCGCGATTCCGAGTTACTATGTAAGCCGGAATCGCGCTTCCTGCGCCAATTATAAGCCCCTCTGCAATAAAGCGCCCCCATCCCACGGGCGGGCTATCCCATGCACAGACGGCAAACGCCCCAACAATAAACACAATTAAGAATATAATCGGATATAGAGCCTTTTTAGCGAGGAAACTCTTCTCGGTCTTGTTGAACTTTTTTGAAGCAGTGTCCGAAGCTTCCGAGAGCTCGTTGAAGCCCGCAAGCTCGAAAAAGATCTGAAGGATTGTGAAGACGATGAAACTGATAATACCAAGCTTCAAGATGTCTAGGGACGGCGTGCTGGGAGACTTCCAGAATTGCCACCCCGGAAAGTCTGGTGGGATTGTTGGCGCCGGCAAGGTGAACCCACTTCGCCTCCTCCATGCACCCACTGCTGCAAACGACAGGGCCGCTCCAATGCCAGCCACTGGCGCTTCCCAGTGTGCGACCCTGTGTTGATCCTTTTTGAACCACTTGACGTTGCGATCCACCAAAGCCAGAATAAAAAAAGAAATTATAAAAATTATTTTCAGGACAAGGACGAGCTGGGGACCATGCTCTCTCGCCCGCACGGAGCGGTTATCCATTACTCTATGGATCGATTAATATTCTGGTAGCGGATCTCGCCTCCTAGGTGGCGCTCCAGATACACTGCACACACGTCAGGGTCGAACAAAGGGCTACAGCAAAAAACATCAACATACACGAGCCCGTGTTCCGGGTACGTGTGCGCTGAGAAGTGGGATTCGGACAGGACCAGAACGCCAGTCGCCCCATGAGGCTCGAACTGGTGGAAAGCCCTGGAGACGACGGTCAAATTGCAGGCTCGAGCAACCTGAACCATGCGCTTCTCTAGATCGGCGGCATCCGTGATGATCGTGCCGCTCAAGTGTCCGATAAGGTGCATCATTTATAATAAAGTACATAGGCTCTTAAGCCATGATCGCCCGGACAGACATGGCGAACAGGGTTACGCCCAGGACTATGAAGAGAGAACCAAAGACGATGTTGGGATAGTCCCGTACGACAACCTGGGCCGTCACGGGTTCGCCGTTCTTGTCCGTGCTGAACGCCGGAACAGTCTTTCCACGGTTCGCGACAGTCGTCGTCGCCACACCCAGGGCGAAAAACATTAAAGCAATTATTATTCCCATGAAAGCATCAGCCGTGATTGCCATTAATATTGTCAAACAAAATAATTTAACGCTTTAGGACTGACACGAAAAAGTAAATCATAAACATTCCGAGGATCAGGCGAGTCAGCGCGTGGATGACCACCACGGGGTTCGAACGCCGAGCCGGGGCCAGAAAGTCCTGGACGGCCGAGACCATCAGAAGCAGGGCGGCCGACAGAACCAGGATGCGGTCCAGATCGAAAGTCTTGTATGAAAGGTTCCCGTTCAAGCTCATTATTACTTAAGGATATTTTTATTTTGTACTTTAATGAATTTTGCATACCTGGATGCAAGGGCAATTATCGAAAACATGCTGCACGAGCCCGAGGCGCCCATGAACCCTGTCCCATGCGAACTCCCTGCGGAGTGGAAGGAGTTCGAGGAGACCCTGGGGCGCTTCAAGCTCGAGTACGCAAAGAAGCGTCGGGAGCTCGCCACAAAGATGGCAGAACTCGAGGAAAAGTCCCAAGATGTTAAACTTTTGAAGAACACGTGTGATGGCTTCGCGAATCCAGACTTAAAGGTGATGGTCTCTAGTCTAATAGACAGTTACGAGTCGGAAGAGGGCATCTCGGCCCTGACTCTACAATGCAGGGAATTATTTGGGGAGACGAATGAAATGCAGCGGGTCATGATCAACACGATGTCTGAAAGGTACGCCTCTTTTACTTGTTTTATTTGTACTGACCGTCTTGTTGACTTATTCATCGACCCTTGCGGCCACGTGGTTTGCTCGCCCTGCTGGGCCAGGTCGGGTGGGCGCTCTACTGCTGGATGTCCTGGGTGTCGCACGCAGGTACGGAACGTGAAGAAGATCTTCACGATGTGACCTGAGCAAGTCGCTAAAAGGTTCCCTCCTGACTTTGGCGCAGTGGTAGCGCATCGGATTGTAGCTCCGCTGGTCGTGTGTTCGAATCACACAAGTCAGACGGGGGGTAGGCTCTCTCATCTTCGGAAAACAGGCCTCGAGGGCGTGCCACCTCGTTAAAAACGGCCGGAAAGGGGATAGAACTGCAGCTATCCCTCGAGGTTGGCCACCTCCTTTCCATTCTGCTCCCATAACTCAGTTGGCCAGAGTGTCAGACACCGTTATTTCGGCTGATATGTTAATCTGAAAGTCGCAGGTTCGACCCCTGCTGGGAGCGTTTTTTTAACTGTTTAGCTCCAGTTAAAAAAATGTCTCATTATCTACCAATGGAGAGAACGTGTTCTAAGTGTGATATATCAAAATCTCTCGATGATTTTCCAACTGATCCGAAATGTTCAGGTGGAAAAAGAGGAACTTGCAAGGAATGTCGCAAACCTTCTATTTGGGTTCCTAAAGAAGACGAAGTAATAATTTGCAGGATTTGTAAAGAAGAAAAACATCATGGTCTGTTTGCAAAAAAAGGGAAAAATAAATCATATGAATGTAAAGAGTGTCTGAACGCACGAGAAAGAGCCGTGCGAGCTGCGGATTCCGATGCATGGAACGCAAAAATGCGTGAAAGATATGAACGTACAAAAGATAATATTAATAAAACGCGGAGATTGAACCTACAGAAGCGTCGAGATGAGGATCCGCATTATAGGCTTATGATGGCTCTTCACTGTCGGTTATACATAGCTGTAAAAGAAAAGACTGGAAAAACTATGGAATTGACAGGTTGTTCCAAGGATGATTTACTAAAACATTTAGAATCAAAATTCTCAGAGGGAATGTCATTTGAAAACTATGGGGAATGGCACATAGACCATATACGTCCGTGCGCTTCTTTCAATCTTGAAGACCCTGAAGAGCAAAAGAAGTGCTTCCACTGGACAAATCTCCAGCCTCTTTGGGCCTTGGACAATATCCGAAAAGGGGACAAATGGGATGGTAAGACTTAAAAGATCTAATGTTTAAGGGCTTAGATGAAGAAGGCAACCATACCTCGTGCTCTTCGTGAGCAGGTATGGCGAACCTGGATAGGAAGAAAGTTTGAACATAAGTGCCTCGTCACGTGGTGTGAGAATATCATATCTGTTTTTGATTTTGAAACCGGTCATAATTTACCCGAGAGCAAGGGCGGGACCCTAAGCATAGACAACCTGCGTCCTATCTGTGCCAAGTGTAACCGCTCGATGGGTGACAGCTATACGATTGATGAATTCTCAAAGATTAGCAAGAGGACGACTCACCTCTGGGATTGTTTTACTTACTGCCCATCAGGGACCGCATCTTCTCCTGGGTCTTCACCTGAAAGAACATGAAGATGAATACGAACCAGGGCAGGGTCCGGAGCTCATTCAGACGCGAGTGGATGTAGCCAGAGACGCCGTCGACCGGAAAAGGAATCTTCTTTATCAGACCGCGGCTCAGAAAGCCTATGACTCCAATCAGACCAAACTGGGCACAAATTTCCAGGAATACACGGAGCTTGGAATGTCCCGGACGCCGAGGCGGGGTGACCTTGTCGAGCAAGGTTGAGAAGAGCCACGCGGCTGCAAAAGTCAGGGCTGACACGTAAGCCACTGCGAGCAAACGCACTGCGTGGAACATCCTACTCTTGACTGCGAAAAAGTTCTGTTAAAAAGGTGGGTACTAGTATTAGTAATGACTGAAATCTTCCGCTTCTACCCAGAGGGGGCTCACCTGTATGTCGAGGTCCTTGGCAACGAGTACCTGA